TCTTGCGTCAAATAAAGAATAGACCATGGATGAGTAAGGGTATCTTAATTTTGTTCCATAAACTTCAACAATAGAATCTACAAAAGATTGGTTTCTTAAAAAGGAAGTAATAGATTCCGGGGTCGTTCTTACGATCCTAATCCTCCATCCTTCGAAGTTATCTTTATCTTGAAATCCTTTGTCTGAAAGATCAATGGTAGTGGATCTAATATATCCTTCTTCTATCTTACCTTCTATTATTTCATTTTTAGCAAGCTCCCAAGATTCAGTGGAGAATTGGGACAATGTATCACTTGTCGTTTTATTTGAGCTGAACCTATCATTGAACATAGGTTGATAAAAAATACTATATTCTATAATGCGAGCTTTTTGGTCCCCATAACCTGTCGCTGCTTGTCGTTTTTTGTAAGTTTTTTCGCCGAATTGTAAGTTTTCTTGTAATGACGGTACTTTTATTCGAACTATAATTTCATTACATTCTTTATTAAGTATACTATAAGTCTTTGCGTATTTATCTATTGGAGATTTTGATATTGCATGCTTGGTGTTAGTGGGCGAATCGTCTCCTCCTTTAATTTCAGGTCCATAAAGTCTCTCTCCTATCGTTCTGTTGATGGAAAGGTCCATTATCCTGTTGGAAGGTACAGCGCCGAAAGTCGGAAGGTTTTCATTTACTTTAGGTACATCTCCAGAAGGGTTACCTTTTACATAATTTAAGTTAACTGAGGAGAAATTGTAAAATCCGCTGTCATCTACAACAGGCACTTCATTCCAATAAACTGACCTTAAAAAACCAAGATCTTTTGCTTGCTGGTCGTCACTGTCTAAGTTTACTCCTGTAGCTGTATAATGAGTGAATTGTACTTTTTGATAACCTGTTATATTGTCGTTTCTAGTATAACTATAGTTACCGCTAGTTATTCCTTCGATAGGTCCTTCTGAAATTAAATCTACAACTTCAGCATAAGAGCGAGATGTTACGTACTCTGGTACTCCGTCTGAATCTGAGTCTACTCTTACTGCAGCAACATCTATTACTGGATTACGTGCTTTTTTAGGTTTTTTCTTAGATGGCATTTTTTTATTACTCTCCTCTATTCCAATTTGTTGTGTTTATAGGTATACTTGGGTTAAAAGAATATTTTAGCCCATCAGTAGGGTTACCCCATTCGTCTTTAGGTTGTACTTCTGCATCTATATCTAGAGTATCTACAGCACTTTGTATAACATGACTACCAACAAGTAATCTTCCGTAAGCTACATATACCGGACCCCCTTCTCGAATTGTATTTTCGGGACCGTTAAAAAAATAAGATTTTGATCCCCCTTGTTCTATTTCTCTAAAATCTCCGAATTTAGGCATAGGTGTTAGGAGGTTTGTGACACCGGCAGCTACTAAACCTAAACCGCCGATAACCATAGCCCCTTGCACCGCAGTCATTTTACCAAGGCCACCAGCTGCTATCGCTCCTCCTACCCCTGCAGCTATAAGAGCTACGCCTACAACAATAGTGATGATTGACATTGCATCTCCTCCAGCTCCTTCCACAACCGGCACTATGTCGATTGTTTTTATATTAGGGTTATTTAACATCAGCTCAGAGGAACCGAGACCTTCTAAAGTGTTAGGGTTTTTCCCCTCTTCAATTGCAAAATCTTTTTTATTTATCAGGACTCTATATTTTATACTTTTTCTATCATTCTCCCAAAGGGTTTTGTAAAACTTTTTACAGTTGGCTTCCACACCTCTGATAGCATCAGAAACACTGTTTACCGAAAGTTTCCATTCCTTTCTTCCTAATTGTTCAGCTAAAATGCCATGAACTTTAATGTTAGTTAAATTGCTCATTACGATAAATTTTATAGATTTTTTTTATGATTTTTTCAGACATGTTCTCGATTGTCGTATACATATTTCTAGGTCGATGAATTATCTTTTTATCTCCTAAGTATACACCGGCATGATTAGCTTTTCTTCCGGGAACCATTTTAAAAAGTAATATGTCATGTTTCTTTGCCAATGAAAAATCATCAATCTCTTTTAGAGAGGGATTCATTGACGCTATTTCTTCAGGTAGGTTAGGTATTTTACTTTGCCATTCTTCATCTCGTGTTTTTGGAGAGTCTGATAGATTTATATTTAAGCTCTTATAATATTCTGTTACAAAATTATAACAATCAGTTTTACCCATTACAAAAGGCTTATCATGAATAAATGTTTTTTCTTTTTTAGGGTCGAATGTAGAGAAAATATCTTTCTCAATATTATATAGGATATAAAAAAGATCATGACCCTTGCTATTCAACATATCGTAGGATGAAAATTTTTCACTGGTGGATGGATGAGAGTGATATACAGCTTTTATATCCCCAGAGTCACTTGCCCTAACATAATCCAGAGTACAGATTGAAAAATGTTTGGTAGGTTCATCTGAGACATTTCGACAATTAAAAACTTGATTAGAATTATCACGAGACACGATTAAACCACAGCATTCTTTTGGAGCTTCTTTAAGAGAATGCAGTTTTATTGATTTTTTTATATCTTCAGTGAGTTTCATTTTTTTTATCCTCCTCTTGCTATTTTTTTAGCGGCAGGAAATCCTCCGTATGGCAATTCTCCGATTTGAATTTGACAACCGCCTTTATTAGCAGTTTTTCTATTTCGCGCTCCCCACCTTAATCTACATCCTGTTAAACTTTTTGAGCATTGATCAGCAACCCAATAGTCAGTGTTAGGCGGTGCTACAATTTGTCCGGCGCTCATAGTTTTTTTACAAACATAATAATATTTGACTGAATCTTTTACTACATATACATAATTTCCAATTTTGTAACCATCCGAGGACTCTTTATTAAAAAGTCCTAGATTCTCGAAAGAAAAATTGTCTACTAATTGGTTTTGCAATGCTTCAGTAATTATATCATCATCAGAATCAGTAGCTACAGGGGGAGAATTAAGCAGCATTCCACAACCTTGAAGTTTTATTTTGTCTGATGAGTTCTCTGTGACAGCGTTATTATTCTCGTCTTGTATTATACCGTCATTTCTTAAAGTTTTTAGTCTAGCTTTTCTTAAAATAGGTATCTCTACATTTTCAGGAGTAGTGTTGGATGTAGAATAATTTTGTAGTTCTCCTCCTCCTGCTTGATTTCCCTGTTCTGGGTGCTGATACCAACATCCAATACCTCTATACTGCCAAACACATTTATCTGCCAGCAGTACTCTCTTGGGAAGTTTTGTACCTTCTAAGTCCAACACTGAGGAGAGCTGATAAGTTAAATTAATTTTGTTTTCTGTTTGTTTTCTTTCGATATAGTAAATATCATCTGGCAAATAGGCATAAGGATCAGGTTCATATCCATCAGGTAGCATATTACTTTGATTTGATACTCTGGCTAATTTATTGGAGCCAAAATTAACTAAATCTAAATATTTGGCGAAAGTTCTCTTTCTAGTGACTTTAGCCCCAACTATATCTCCCATTTTTCGTATTTCGTATTTTAGAAGTGCTATCTGATCAATACCGTTTTCAGAATTAGCTGAAATAGAGAGAGTTGGTTGTGGTAAAGAGCCTTTTGTGGTGGTTTCAAAACCTGAAGCATTTATCGGAGCAGGATAGTAAGTCTTACCTTGCCACACGATATAAGAATTAAAAACTTTTATGTTATTATGGAACCTCAATATCCCATCTTCTGCTTGCCCCTGTTGAATTCCTTGAGATTCAGCGTCTTGTGAAAGATTTATGTTGGAATCTAGCGCAAGTTGAGAAATATCAATCTCAAACATGGTAACCATTGCTGAAGGTGCGAGGTTAGCAATTTCCGCGTTTAAAGACTTGACTGAACTTCTAGCTTTTTCTGGTGTTTGTGAGTAATCTGGCATGATTAGGTATTGGTTTCTATAAATGTAGCTTTGACAGAGTGATTATCATGAAAAACAAAGCTTGAAGTAAAATTAGCACAATAAAATCTCTTTTTATAACCTCCATCAGCATAAATAGATGGTAAATGTCTCATTACAAAACTTTCTGTGCCTTTTCTAGCTTTAAGAAAATGTAAGATAGCTCTAGCTTCTATATCGGTTCGCATATCAAATGATAAATCAATTTTTATTAGTGTGTTGTAGATACCATTTTGTATTCTTTGTTCATAACCATTCCCAAAAACTATGGGATTCACACTAGGCTGATTGTTAACACTTACATTATACGAGGGGATCCATAAAAATTCTGGTAAAAGTTGACTCCCATTACTAGTGGTACCTATACCAACAGCTCCTAATGTTCTAGTAAAACCGCCCCAATAATTTACATTAGTAACAGCTGTGCTAGATGGTACATCTTGTAACGCATAGTAGTATTTAATGTTTTTTGGGACTCCGTTAGTCCCTTCAATGATTTCTTGAACGAAAACTATAGCGTTTTTTACATAGCTCCGAGCAGAGTTATGTTCTGGAATATTGTATATACTATCATTAGCCATTTTGCCTTAATCCTTTATTATTATAATACACTGAAAAAAGAGTGTAAAATAAAGATAAAGTAATGTTAGGTAGAATAACAAGGGAGGCTGAAAGGCTCACAATCAACGGTAGCGGAATACAAGGAGTGCAATCTTTAAGCGCGTCTTATCAATCCGTAGCTAGACCAGTGTCTAATTTAGGTATAAATTCAATACAGTATTACCCAGAAGGTCCGCAACAGGCCACTTTGGAAGTAAATACTCTGTTAACTAATTTTTTACCAATTCCTGACGAGTTTAGTGAATACACGTCCCGTGATCCTATGCAAAACTATACAGGAACCTTGCCTTTTAGTGGTATAGTAGATCATGGAAGTAAAAAGTTTTACTTTACGGAAGGTTATTTAGAAACGTATTCGGCTACTTGTGCAGTCGGCCAAATACCTCAATCTTCAACGAGTTCTGTAATTTATGGAAATTTTGGAACTGATGCTCAATTTAACTCATGGGAACAAACCTCTGAAACCCCCACCAGCCTTAATGTAACGAGTTATGGGTCAATGGAAATAAATTTAGACACTTTTGCTACTAATAGGGTTAATTCTTTTAATGTAAACATAGCTACGCCAAGGTTACCAATTTATGCAATCGGTAATGATGAACCTACTGGGGTAATTGCTGGAACCCCTATCGAAGTAAATGTAAATTTTGAAATAGAGCCAGACGACTATGAAATAAAAAACATGCGTCTTATACCTGACGAAACTGTTTTCAAGAATACTGTAATAACTTTGAAAAAAAATAATACTCACGATATATTATTAAGGTATTCTTTTGATGACATGTTATTAACATCTGAATCTTTTAATGCAACTAGTGATTCTAACGCAAGGATCAATTTTAACTTAAGATCTTTCATTTTACGTTAAAAATAGTGTAATATCAAAAAAGGTTATGGCAAGAATATTTTACGATAAGGCTCCGGTTGAAATTCAGGCTCTAGGTACCAACTTTAGAGAAACCCTGATAGCGACGGACTGTAGTATAAATTTTAATAATTCACAGTCTCCCATCTATTCTGTAGGTAAAAAGGGTCCAATCGGTCAGTTTCCTTCTGCCGCGAGGGTAGGGGATATTTCTTTTAACTTTTTAACCACGATAACTGGGCAATTTGAAAATATTGTAGGTATTGGAGTGACTTCCAGAAATGGTAATATTATTAACTATTTATCAGACGCAATCAAAAATTCTACTGATTCAGAGGCTAGTGGAGTACTAATTAAATGCGCAAATGTTAGCGGAGTAGGTTTTTTAAATTCTTATAGTTTTAATACGTCTGCAAATAGTATTTCTTCTTCAAGCGCCGCCTTCACTCTTTTCGGATCTGGTAGTGATCTTCCTGTTAGCGGTAGGTTAAGTGGGGTAAGTGCAGGTGTAGGTGTCGGAGCTTCAGTAACCACTGGTATTGCACATGGTAGGTACACGACCATGCCGTCTAGTTTAAATACCACTTTATATCAAGCTGATGCTGCCTCGGGAGATAGATATGCTACAGGTACCATTTATAGCGCTGATTACTCAATAAGTTTTAACCATAACCCTATTTATAAAATTGGCCAAGAGTTTCCAGTAACTACATTCTATACAAACGCTTCTGAAAGTTTAAACGTTTCTGAAGATATATTTAACTCAGGTTTAAAGTATGATGAAACGGCTGCTACTTATGATTTACAGCTAAAAGGGCTATCTACAAGTGGTGAACCTCTTTTTGTGAGAGTAAAAGATGCAAAACAAATCAGCACCTCTGCATCTGTGGGGTTAGATGATATTATTAGAACTCAAAAAACCTTAACAGCCGCTTATTAATGTGTTTTATACCGCGAACAATTCTAAACTGCAGATTAATGGGAATGAAATTTTAGCTTCCAATGCTGAAATCTCTCTTCAGGCAAATCTGCAACCTAATTACAATATAAAGCAGCGTCATACGGAAAGTTTTACAGCTACTAATGGTATAGGTGGGACTTTATCTTTTAATTATTACCTAACAGGTACCGATTATTTTAAATCTTTTATAACTGGCCAAGCCGAAGCCCCTTTTAAATCTAGTCAGGTCATTTCCGGTAATTTTGGTGGATTAAATTTTGATAGTGGTTATTTAACATCATATTCTGTTAATTTTAGCCCTAACGCCCCTGCTGTAGCCAGTGCTTCATTATCTTTTTTCGATCAGTTAAATGGTAAATTTAACCCTACAACAGAGCAGGCACCTACCGATAAAGAGGTGCTTAATTTCAGAAACGCTATTGTTGCTCATTATATACCTATAGAAAATACTACATTATCAGGATCAGTAGAGGATTTTGTTGCTGGAACTTATAATTACCAATCCGAAGTCCAACCAGTTTACTTAATGGGAGAAACAAAACCAAGTTCCGTTAGCTTTGGCCCAAAAAATGTAAACATGAATTTTGAAACAGACAACCCTACTGGCTATTTACCAGTTTCAGGAAATTCTGCTAGGATTTCTGTAGATTTAAAAAATAATGCTGGAGCCATAGTGGAAAACTTTACCTGCTCAGGTGTTGTAAGGGGTAGAAATTTAGCTTCAGCAGTTGGAGATTATATAAAGCAAACCATTAACGTTACTCAAGCTTCTGTTCAGGATACAAATGTGTTTGTTTCTGCGATAATAGACAGTTTCGGTGGGGAAGCTAATGTAGGTATAGGAACTGAGGGAGGAAATATATAAATGCCAATATTTAACCCAAAAAAAAGTTTTGTCTTAAGTGGCCAGAATATCAACTTTACCCAAAGGGTATTTTTCGGAGAAGAAGAGGTAGAAGAACTGTTCTATCTTGGAAATACTGGACTATCCGGTGAGGTTCCTGCTGCTGCCATAACTGATGACATTAATATTCAAATAAATGAAGGGTTACTGAGTTTAGGAGAGCAAAACATTGTCTTAGACTCTTCTAGTCAAGTCTTAGTAAGTGGACTTACACCCGAATTTGTTAGTGGAGCTGCTGGAACTATACTACAACTGTCTGGGGAAAATTTTTACAGAATTACAGATGTTAATTTTGGAACAGGTATAGGTAAATCTTCTCAATTTAGCGTATTATCTGACAATATAATAGAAGTCGTTGTCCCTACTGGCGCTACTTATGATGACATAACGGTGTTTTCTTCTTTAAGAACTGGGGCAAATGGAAACATCTCATTAGCTAGCGGTAAAACTTATAATAAATTTGTCCCTATCCCCGTAGTCACAGGTATAAATTCAGGTCAATTAAAAGCTGGGGAAGATTTTATTGTTGGTGGTCAAGCTCTTTCGGGGGTTACTGGGGTAAGTGTAAATGATGTTATATTTAACAATTTTGAATTATTGGGAGCGACTGGAGTTAAAGCTGAAGTCCCAACTGGAGTTCAAGTAGGTGGACATGTTTTTACAATACCTAAAGGGCCTATCGACCTTTTGCTTGCCAGCGGTGTATCTCATCGACCTCCTAGCGGTTTCTTTTTTAGCCCACTCGCTGAAGTGGTAAGTATTTCAGCTGGAAACACCACTGGTACTATCATGACCATAAGTGGCAACAATTTTAATTCGGGTATGTTTTATACTGGGGAAGGGAACGGCGATTCTTGTTTGGTTACGGTTGGCGATCAGACTGGTAATTTTAAAATTACGACTGATGCTGGTGGATATAACAGGCTGACAGGAATAGTTCCAACTGGTCTAAAAATGGGTATTTCTGGTGGTAATGTCGCGGTGGGTGACGCAGAGATAACTAGACATTCAGTTTCATTATTTACCGATAATTACCCTGAACAATACCCTTCCGAAGTTTTATTTAGACCCGGTATAGGTAGCCCTACTGTTTCCAATTTAACTCCAAATTCAGGAGTAGGAGCAACATCTGTTATAATAGAAGGCGATAACCTTTTCGGTATAACTGGGGTAAATTTCAGGGGCGGTAATGTGGGTGTCGGAACAGAATTCTCAGAAAATAGTATAGTGGGTATGGTGCCCGGTAAAAGTATTATGGCTACTATTCCTGATACTAATAGTTTTGCCACAGGAGGAGGGCATTTGGATTTAGATGTATCCGGTTTCTTTGGTAGTGTTAGTATAGAATCTGGATTTTTTGTGTATAGTATACCTAGAATACACACTATAATTCCCGGCGGAAGCGGTATAAGCCCGGGTAGCACTGGAACCATATATGGTGAAGGTTTTTATTCTGGAACGACTGTTAATTTATATGGTGGGGATGGAACTTTATCTAATCAAAATTTTCAAAGACAGTTAGCTATAAGTGGGTATTCTGATAATTATGATGAAATAGTTTTTTACTATCCGAATATTTTTGAGACCGGTAATTCCTATGGAATACGTGTCGAGAATGATAGAGCAGGGACTTCTCTTTATCGTGTTACTGGATTTAAATCCCCAACTTTAAGCGGAGTAAGTCTTACTACAGGGGTGCAGGGAGAACCCGTTACCGTTTCAGGTTTTTTTGATGAGTTGGATCCTAGTGGCGTCAAAATAGGTGATAAAATTGTAGAGGATTTTGTTAGAACTGATACTACTGGCATAACATTTACGATCCCAAAGAAAACTAGCACTAATTTAATTTCTATAAATACTAGCGGAGGATTTGTTTCAAGTACCGGTCTTCTTAATATAATACCAGCTAAACCAGAGTTAAGCGGATATTATCCACAACAAACAGGTCAAAGACCAGACACTTTTGATTCATCTGCTCAGGTTTTTGCTATAAATAACATAATTACCCTAACTGGAGAATCTTTAAATTTAGTCACAGGTATAAACTTTACTGGTCTTGGAATGAATTCTCAAATAGGTATAAATAATTTTGTATCTAAATCACCTCAGGAACTTTCTTTTGTTTTGCCAACCGGAGTAAATGCTCAGAGCGGTAATTTTATTATAAAAGACTTTTTAAATAGAGAAACTGTAAGTCCATTTCCAATGAATCTAATACAATCTTCCGGGTTTAATAGTAATTTATTACCGGGTGAATTATTAGACCTTAGTGGTGAAAATGTTACAGGTATGACTTTAAGGTTCCCAGATTTAACAGGTGGTTTTAGAGAACCTGAAGTAACTGCAAACGCTGTTTCTGGTGGGTTAGGAGTACTGTCTGTGAGAATTCCTAGTGGGATAGTCAATGGAAGCGTTTTAATATCAGGTAATAGTAACACTAGTGCTGGCGAGCTTTTTGATTTTAATCCATTACCAGTTATCACTGGGGTAACTGGATTTAACTCATCTTACCAATCTACAACAGGTAATTTGATTTCGGTAACTGGTATTAACTTTAATTCTAATATTTATGGAAGTGGGGATAACTTTATATCAATTAGCGGAACAGGAAACAATTTGTCCCAACCGCAAGTCAAAGAATATGAGATAATTAATATATCGACTGGATCAGGTATAGGAGTAGGCCCAGAACCTCTTTACTCTAAAATTGATTTTAGGTTAGATAATTCTTTTATCGGCACTGGGCAGTTTTTTATTGGTAATAATGACAATGCAGATTTTAGCGCAAAACAAATTTCATTTTTCCCGCAGCCTTATGTTGTTAATGGAACGAGAGTAAATGTGACTGGTTATGGTCCTTCTCGTGGTGTTACTGGGTCAAATGTAGAATTAACAGGAGAAGGTTTAAGAGCTGTAACGGGAGTTTTCTTTCAAATACCCAGTGGATCAAATCTAGAGTCAGAATTTACTATAAACTCTCATACTAAAATTACAGCTACTGTTCCCAAAGAAGGTATAGAATCAAGAGGTATGGCAAACATACTCTTATCTGGGGGTACGAACCAAAATGTAGGTCAGTTCGAAATGATTCTAGATGCTAGCGTAGTAGAATTTAATATCGTAGAAGAAGATGATGTACCCGCAAGCTCTACTAGGGTAGGAAACTTTACCCAAAAGGAAACTATTAATGGCACCGTATTTTTAGTTACTAGGACTAGATTTCCAGATGGAACAACGGCTATTATTAGTAGCACCCCTCAGTCTTAAACGTCTTTATCGAGTCTTCCGTATTTTAAAATTAAAAAAATAATAAAAATTAAAACAGGTGCGATAATAAACATGCTCAGTGGGTTAGCACTTATAAGTAGTGTCACTTTAAGAAGAGCAAAAGTAATAATTATTGGGGACAAAATTTTAACTATTACAAATCGAAATGGGTTTATTTGTTTGACCTGCTCTTTCTCGTTTTTTTCGTCCATAGACGTATGGTATTGCGCCCAGCTACACAGCTCTAAAAATAAATTTTCCAAACCTTTAAAAATCTTAAATTTAAAAGAGCTCTCGAATGCTTTTACTTTCTCAAGTCTTTTTTGGAACTTCTCTTTAGCTTCTTGTCTTTCTTTAAGCGTTGACTCTAAAGTAAATTTAACTAGCTCTTTAGTATCAAGAACACCATTAACAAAAAAGAATTTAAACTCTACCCAATAAGAGTTTCCGTCTTTATCTTCAAAAGAGTTATAGAAAATAATATCTCCAGTATGCTCGTGCCTAACCCATTTAGTTTTACCTTTAAGCAGACCGCTTTTTAAAAAAAGTTTTTGTTTGTAGAGCTTGTATTGAAAAAGGCTATTATCAAGACATTTAGTTTGATAACTGCTTCCATCAATGAGTCTTTCTTGTTTTTTTGTCAATAAGCTTCTCAAGTAAGACTTAGGGACATGTATATCGTCAAACATTCCCATAACTAGTCTAATGATGCTCCTGCTGTAGCTACAGCCATTTTTGCCTCTAAGACTCTAACTCTTTCATTGGCCTCTATAGCTCTATTTGCTGCTTGTTGAGCCATTTGGTCAATTTCTTGAGCTTCCTGCCTTACTTCCTCAGAAGCTTTTCTTGCGTCTTCTGCGGCATCTTGTGTTGCTGCTGCACACCTACGAGCAGAATCTAACATTAGTTTTAAGTAACTGCTTGACATATTATTATTATATTAACTTGGGATCATTTTTACAATTTTATCGTTAATTCTAGCTATCCCTTCTGGGGTTTCACCATTTTTTATAGTAAGTTTTACTTTAGCTAAAGTTTTCTTAGGGTCTTTTCTCCCAATCATGGCAATCATTTTTCTTTTTTGATGATTGTCTGAATTTTCAAATTGACCCAAATCTACATCGAACTCCATCTCAAGGTTTTCTATTTTAAGATGATTGTGCCCTGCAAGAGACATTAATGGGATTTCTACTTCCTGATCTCCTTCTGTTGTAGGGAGAAGTATTTTTTTAGTAACAGGTCTCCCATCATTATCAAAATATGTCCCTATAACCCGTTTTAAATGTTCAGTTTCTACGTATCTCTGAGCATAAACAACGGAATTATAGAGACATTGTATAAGATGATCAAACGTTTTTAACGCTGGAGCACCTCTAAATGACCCGGATCTAGAATAAGGTAATTTATCGTCAGGCATTACGTATTAGAAGTGCCACCAGAAGAGGATCCTCCTCCACCTCCAGCACTTACTGGTACAGGTTGTATTGCTGCACCTAATATGTCAAGTACTTTCATCAAACCTTCAGGCGCTCCGTCATCGCGAGCTTCTACGTGAACTGTGTACTTTGCTGAATTATCAGTTTTTCGTATATTCTCACTTTTTGTGGAAACGGAAGCGTTTAAATTAACTTTAACTGGAGACCACCAATTATCGTACTTAACACCAAGGTCAGTTTTTGTATTAACAGAACTAGTGTCTTGAGTGCTGGATTTAACTTCCATATCAAAATCGACAGTAGCTTTTTTTACTCCTAAGTTAGGTGTCTGAATAACTGAAAGAAGCGGTACCCTAAGTTTACGGTGTTCAATACTCGTGGTTATAGATCCGTTAGCATCTTTTGATTGGACTGGTGCGTCATAATCAAATTCTACTGTTCTTGCTTTAAGTTTTCCATTACCATCGTCTTCGAGTCCGATGTCTTTAATGAATTGTTCAGTTGTATGAGCCAATTGTCCTTGAGCTTTTGCAGCTCCAAGAAGTGGCTCGGCGATTAATGTCCCGATTGGGAGACCTTTGAATTGATCTGCTGTGCTAGCCATATATTAAGTGTTACACTTTATCAATGGCCAGAAATAAATTTTTGAAAAATTTCTTCCAAATCCTCCAAAAACTCCTCAGCCATCATTACTCTAGTTGCGTCAATTTCATCCATCACAATCGTATTTTTAAGCATGTTCTCATATTTTTTTCTTGTCTGAGAAATAGCTTTATGAGTTTGAATTGGTTTTTTACGTTCAAATTCAGATACGTTCATAATATATTTTCTATCTTGTGTAAAAATGTGCTTGAGCTTTTAAGTTTCCTAGGTAAGTGTTAAAACCTCGATGACCTAAGTTTATATCAGATACAACTTTGATACTTCCTCCAAGAGATTTCCAAAGCCTACAGAAACCATAATCTTCACTTTCGTATTTTTTAGTCTCTTCGTTTACTTTACACTGAAAGATATCATAAAAGTTATCTCCTGCATCCATATAGCCATCAATATCGTTTTTATAATGTAGCTCTGGTTTTTCTTTTATTATTTTTTCTATACACTCTCGTTTTATCAGCATGAATCCGGTAGCAGCATAATTTGCTTCTACTGCCTCTTGATGTTTTGCCTTTTCGAGTTCTTCATAATTGATTTCAGTAGAAAAATCTGTGGCTAAATGCATCCACCCCTGAGGAAACTTACCAGTACTAGCCATAGCCTCCATTTTTTTTACATTAAAATATTTTTTAGGATAAACTCCTACAGCTACATCAGTATCTTGATTTATCAACTTAATAACATCTTGTGGTAAAAACTGTATATCAGTATCTACGAAAAGTAAATGAGTATAGTCTTTATTTAGCATGAATGCTACTGCAGCATTTCTTCCTCTGCTAATTAGACTTTCAAACCATATTGATCTTAAACCTACTTTTATATTTTCTTTTCTGAATTCTGAAAGTAAATCGATCATACTCATCATATAATCAGAGTGCACCATTCCTGTATAACCTATAACAGGGCAAAATATTTTTATGTCTTTTTTGTCCATAGTTTACCTTATGGGGCAAGCTCCGCCTTCACACTCGAGGTCTTGCAAAACATTACCTTTGTTAATTTGCAAAGAACTTATCCCTTTTACTTTAGATGAAATTTTATTGTAGGTATTTTCATCTATCTCTTCGTAGGGGGCTTGATCGAAACCATGATCATTGTGAAGCAAAAATGAAACACTCTTGATGTTGTTTTTATAATGCTTCCTGAGCCAGTCTTTTATTTCTCCAAGCTCTTCCTTTTTGTAGTATACAGTACAAGACACAGCATTGTCGGACCAATCTGATTGGATTTTTTTGACCAGATCTAGTTGATCCACCGCTTTCATGTCTTTCGCTAGTTTAGCATTTTTCCCTGACTCGCAAGGAAATTCTACAATAACAGTATCTCTATTAAGGGTTCCGTCAAAGTTTTTAACAAACTCTACATGGTAACCCATACTCTTACATGTTTCTACTAGAGCGTCTTGACTAGACATTCTAACTCGACGGATGTAGTGCTGAGAGTAAGCTGGGTGAATCCCGGGGGTAGCTCCTGCAAGCAAACTCAAAGTTCCACTAGGCTTTACAGTGGTGAGCTTAATACTTTCAGGCCATCCTTGTTTTTTACTCCATTCTTTATCGTATTTTTTTAGAGCTTCATAACAGTCACTAAGCCATTCTATTTTATTATCATCAATTCCTTGGCAAATACCGGTAACCCCTTGTCCGATACGGAAGTTTTTATGAACAATTTTATTAGTGTCTTCATGAATAAAAGGAAGAGAGCAAATGGCTTTTTGAGTTTTGTAGAGCAACGTAGAGCATTCAATCAACTCTTCTTTTGAGGAGATGTTGTTCAAGTAGAGTTCTGATAAATTACAGCACTCTTTATCAGCTAGGGAAATTTCTCCGCAAGGATTAGTTCCTTCGCAGTTCTCCTTAGCTTTTTCTCCGGTTCTGCCAAATTTAGAACTTAAACGCAGATTAAAAAATCCATATGGTTCTCCATTCCCAGCGTATCCATCCCATACCCCTTCTGCTATGTGGTCATAACTGTCGCAGTAAATAGTGTTATTGCTCATAGCTCGCCAATTAGGGATATTTCCTAGATCCCACCGTTTAGCTTTAATATAAAGATAATCGTCAGGGTCGCCCAAAGCAATTTCTGCGGAACGTCGAACATTTCCTGCCACGACAACTGAACCAATAATATTTGCAATGTCTAGGACATCAAGACTTCGGAGCTTCTTACCTTCTCTTTTCTTTATTACTCCCGTGATTTTTTCAAGACCTTCTACTAGGATCTCAGGACCACTTGCTGTGCCTCCAAATCCTCCTATCGGTTTCCCTGCGCTGCGAACAAGTACGGTAGAATAACTAAATGATTTACCCGTTACGAAATAGGCTTCGAGAACTTTACTTAAAAGCCTAACCCATCCCTCGCGGCTATCGGGAACAATAAAATCTGCATCATTTGTATTTTTTACAGTAATATTGACATCTTTTTTAATTCTGGGGATTTCATGCACGTCTTCCCTTCTAATAGAATATCCCACGCCCCCTCCGAGCATTAAATTTTCAAAAATGAAACAAAAATCTTCTGGCTTCCTTATTGCAGTGAACCAGCAGTTAAGCAAACTATTTCCGCCGAATCTGTCTACAGTTGAAGTGCCTAGTTGCCATAAACCTCTACCTGCAAAATTACATTTTAAGTTAAAGACTAAATCAAATAACTTTTCTGCTTCTTTTTTAGTATATCCTGCTCCTATTTTTTGAGCCCCGTTAATACATCGAGCCACTGTTTCTGGCCACTCTTCAAGTTGCCCGTTTTCTTTAATTCTAGCATATGTTCTCTTGTAGACTATATAGCCAAGCCCGTTAAAACCCCAGTTAGGTTGTTTGTTTAAATATTTGTTTAAAAAATCGTCAGATATTATGTTTTTATTTTCGCTCATTATTTTAAAAAATGGGTTTAAAGACCTTAAGTAGGTCAGTTTATTACGTGTTTAAATCTTGATAATGCGGGGGTACAAAGTCAAATTATTTTTCGACTATTTTAAGTTTTTCTTTGACTTTCTTTTGCATTTTGTCCATGTAGTTTTGAGCTTTCTCCAGACCTTCTTCAGTGTGAGGAAAAGCCCCATAAGACCAATTTCTTTGAGAAGACTCGACTAAATAATACTTTTTATTTTTTTTGTTTCTTGGCATGTTTTTTGGCAAGTGATATTATTTTTAGCTCTATGGTAATTAGATCTTTTTCAAGTTCGTCTAGGTGCTGTGTTTCTAAGGATAACCTATACATTAAATTTTTTAAAGATTTTGAATACTCTAAAGATTTGTTTTCAATCTCTTTGTTAGAAAGAGAATCACACTCGTCTTCAAAATTCTCCATTTTTTCAAAAAGATCTTCTGCTTTCTTTTCCCAAAAATTAACAGAATCAAAACAGATTTCTGCAGAATTAAGAAGTTTTTTCCTTTCTTCTTCGAGTATGTTAAATTTCTGATTAGTTGTCATTTAGTAGACTATTTTTAATCAAGTTTAGCTTTGAAGTCAAGAAACCTTCTCCACAATTCTTTACGGGATCTGTTTGTCTGTTTAAGGAATCTTGATGAGACGTAAATTCTATTAGTTGATCTATAAGGTTTATAAGTTGATCATGAGTATCTCTATTTATCTTGATGTCGTTCATGTATTAAAAAAATATTAAAGAGGTTAGTTAAAGTCAAGTAGGTTTACACAAAAAAACCGGGCAGAAGCCCGGTTTATCCTACTCTAATTTATTTTTATTTCTCTAGGTTTGTATTTTTCTTTTTTGCCTAACGTTAACGTTAGTATGCCTTTGTCTAGACTAGCTTTTAAACTGCTAGGGTCGGCTGACTCAGGGATACTGTAGGCTTTATCGAGATTAATCTCTCTTCCCCTTCTTTTTCTTTTGGCTTGTAGGTTAATATCTCCATTTGAATCAATATTAATTTTAATATCTTTTTTGTCATAACCTGCCATTTCTACCTCATAATTATAACTATCTTCCCTTTCAAAAAAATCTTCATAATTCTCATAAGTAGATTTTTCTAATTCCGTGAACAACGGCATTGCAAGATCAAGCAAGCCCCGATTATATGATATATTAGATAGATACATATAAACACCTATAGCACTAGGTGTGCCAACTTGACATATTCCAATATTACTGAGGAAAAATAGCTATTTTTATTTTTAGCTATTTAAATTGAGTCGTAAAGTCTCAATATTGGGACAAAATAGGTTTATTTAGACTCATAAGAAAGAGACCTTATGTCATACATGGAAATAATTTCGGTTTCTAGAGGGTTTTCGTACTTAGAAATTTCGAAGTATTCTTCATCAATTACTTTTTCGACTTTCCCTCTCCAATTAGATAGATTTTTTCTGCCAACAACTAAAACTTCGTTCCCTACCATTTTTGAGTTGTATGAGATTAAGTTATCTTTTGAGCTATCTTCTTTCATATTACTCTCCTGAGCTACCAAATCCGCCGGAGCCTCTTTGTGTATTAGTTAACGTTTTCATTTCTGTCCATTCTGATGAATAGCACTTCTCAATAATTAACTGAGCTATCCTGTCACCCGGTTTAATATCAATTTTATTTCCTGATCCAAACATTGATTCATAAACAGATGGCGTAAGATTATACCCCTCGAAGTTTAGGTTTATCAATAATATTTTTACTTCCCCTCTGTAAGTCGAATCAATGACTCCTGCCATGACATCTATACCTTTTTTAACGGCAAGTCCACTACGTGGAGCTATTCTTCCGTAATAACCCTCTGGGATAGCAATACTGAGACCAGTTGAAATTAATGTTCTTTGGCCCGGTTCTAATGTCACATATTCCGTAGAAAACAAATCGTAACCAGCATCTGCAGGATTCGCTTGCTGTGGGACTAGAGCTTCTTTAGTGAGTTTTTTGTAATCTATTTTCATGTTCCTATTTAGAGTAGTGTAATCATTGAAAATCAAAAGTCAACCTTTAGTTTTTCAAGAAATGATAAAATATTGTTGACAAGTGTAGGTTTGCCTCATAAAAGGGTAGACGCGTAGCATTTCTGCCTTGTTACGTTAAAAAGGTAGGCAGGTCCGCAATCTTATGTGTCCGGCTCTACTGTGGAGACTTGTAACCGGAGGAACCAGCGGTGTTGAACTTAGCTGGGCGAGTAGTATAGGTGATGTCATATGGGTGGAAACTACCACGCACCCAAAAAAGGCTAACCGGGGAGTATTCTCAGGAAAAAGTAAAAAGATTGCCGATGTTTTGGAATAAACCGCCAAAAACGGGAAAAGTCTCCGTTTCACTTCGACTTTCTAGGAAAAAGTTTATTATTATTAAAATAAATATAATTAAGTTTAATAAAGTTTAATTAATAAGATGGAATTTAAGTTTAAAAATGTAGGTATATCCGGAGTAGCAGGTTCAGGTAAGAATACTTTAGCTGAACTTATTGGGATTTTTTTAACCAGAATGGGTTTACCTGTGGAAGAAAGGGCTTTAGCCCATAATTTAAAATCAGAAGTAAGGTCTACATGTAAAGAACTGTATTCTATTGATCCTTTAACTTGCTCGAGAGATGATAAAGATTTAATAAGGCCAATATTGGTTGCTCATGGAGAGATAAAAAGAAAATCTTCATTAGGAAAACATTGGACAGGTTTGTTAGGAAAAGATTTAGACCGTAATAAAGTAAATATTATTACAGATATTAGGTACAATGAATATCCACAAGACGAGTGTTATTGGTTGAAAAATCAAATAAATGGTATTTTAATTCACGTTTCTCGGTACCAAGAGGTGGGCGAAGAAAGAGTTTTTGTAAAACCTGCGAACATTCATGAGCTGCAAAATGATGATAAGGTAAAAAAAGAATCTGATTACATACTTAACTGGAAAACAGAAACAGACCGAAACAGGCTTGTAATTAATTCACAAAACCTGTTTAAATGGCTTAAAAAGGTTTATAAATAAATTTTTTTTAAAAAAAATAGAAGACTTTAGTAAAATTTCATATAATATTCATGCAGACACTTATAGTGTATTACTTTAAGTGTTTAAGGAGTGTGGATTTATGGAAAAAGGAACAAGGGAAAATTTAACGGATAACTGTCTAGTTGAAAGGATAAAGAGTCAATCTTGTGAGGATAGCTTAATAGAATTATCTGAGAGGCATGCGGGGTTGTGTTTTAAGATAATGAAGAGATACTCTAAGAGTTTTTCTATTAATGATATCAGTTTAAATGAAAAGCATGCTGAAAAAAATTTAATTATTTGGCGCTCTGCTAAAAGTTTTAATACTGAAAAAAAAGTAAAGTTCTCTACTTGGCTAGCTAATCAAATTAAATACAACTGCCTCAACGAGTTAAATAAAAAATCAAAAGACAGGCTAGTTACTCTTGAAGAGTATATGCTGGATGTCCTAGATGAACGCCAAGAGGAAAAAGATACAAGAATCTTCGAATATACTGAAAATATACTTTCTCAATTAAAAGACTCCAGAATCGAAAAGATTTTTTCACTTCGTTACTCGAAAGAAGAAAAAAAACCATCTTGGGCGTCAATTGCTTCGCAAATGAAAATCAGCACACAAACTGCTATAAACCTTCACAACAAAGGACTGTCTATGTTGAGAAAAAAAATGGACAGTAAAAAATTCCTTGATAATATTTAAAAAAATAATTGACATTTACGCAAAGTACTAGCAATATTAAATCTCTTATGTCTAACGAAGAAAAGAAAAACGACTGGCAAGAGCGCGAACTAGGTGCTCTATGGGCAAAGAAAAGCAATAGTGGTTCTCAATACATGACGGGGCACATCACAATGAAAGGTACCTCTGAGAAAGTTCCACTTGTTGTTTTTAGAAACAAAAATAAGTATAATGAGGATGGTTCAGTTAAAAATGAAAATGCTCCAGATCTTCGTGTTTATTTGAGCGAAATGAAAGAGCAGGGATCGGGTAATCGTAGTGCAGCTCCAGCTGCAAAAAAACAACAAAACGATGAAGCATTGTTCTGATGTCCGATATAGCCTTACATCTACCAATTAACGGTGTAAGCTTTGGTCAGGTTAGCACTGCCCTTCTGCGTGAATATTACGAGAGGGGCGTGCAGCCTTTTATTTTCTCACATGGTAAAATTGACTTAAGCTCACAAGAACCAAACGAAGACTTTCAAAAATGGATTAGTTCATCAATTAAAAAGTCTTTTGAGGAGTATGATAGGAATATTCCTATTTTTAGATTATGGCATCTAAATCAGGATAGTCTGTCTTCTTATGGAAGAGATCAAACTCTTTTCAGTTTTTATGAGTTAGATCATCCAACTACTTATGAAGTTAATGTTGCCAAGAATCAGAAAAATTTAATTTTTAGTAGTAATCACGCCAAAAACATATTTGAATCAGTAGGCGTTCAGAACTGTCATTATGTACCTCTAGGGTTTGATAAGAATAACTTTAAAGTAAAAGATCAACAATACCTAGAAGGTAAAATTGTATTTAACCTAACTGGAAAACTAGAGAAAAGAAAGCATCATAAAGAAGTTATCCAAGCTTGGGTTAAAAAATACGGGAATAATAAAGATTATGTTTTGCAATGTGCTATAACTAATCCATTTCTTAAAGAGCAGGATTTTAAAAATCAGTTATCTCAAATACTGGAAGGGAAAACTTATTATAATGTAAATTTTCTTGGCCAAATGCAAAAAAATATCCTATACAATGATTTTTTAAACTCTTCGAATATTGTTATAGGTATGTCGGGTGGAGAAGGTTGGGGGCTACCTGAATTTCAGTCAGTAGCTCTAGGCAAGCACGGAGTTATTTTGAATAGTTCTGGTTACCAAGACTGGGCTAATGAAAAAAATACCGTCATGGTACAGCCCAATGGTAAAGAAGACTCTAGTGACGGAGTGTTTTTCCGTAAAGGCGGTGCGTTTAATCAGGGTAATATTTTTACTTTCAATGAGGAGGAGTTCATTGCTGGTTGTGAAGAAGCCGTAGAAAGATACAAATCTTCACCAATTAATGAAGAGGGCCTAAAACTTCAAGATGAATACACCTATAAGAAAATGGTAGATTCAATTGATCAGATATTAACAGAAGGATAAATCAATGCCTGAGTATATTTACGAACACCCCGAGACGAAAGAACAAATAACAGTTTTTCAAACTATTCATGAGTCACACGAGTATTCAGTAGATGGAGTTCAGTACGACAGAGTATATACTGTTCCAAACGCTTCAATTGATACTAGAATAGACCCTTTCTCTCAAAAAGAGTTTAGGGAGAAAGCTAAAGCTTCAACAGTTGGTGATTTATGGGACCAGTCTGGAGAAGCATCGGAAAGAAGAAAAGAAAAAGCTGGACATGATCCAGTAAAAGAAAAGTTGTTCAGTGATTATCGTAAAAAAAATAAAGGTGCTAAACATCCTCAAGATAGGTCTAAAGTCAATAACTCAAACTTCACCATTGAATGATAAAATACGCCGTTATAGACGATTCAGCCATTAGTTTAGGTGGTACTTCACTCACCTTAGACGCTATTACTGAGCCTTTTAAGCATGAATGCGAGTTCATAAAAACATCAGATCTAACAAAAACCCATTTAGATTTTAAACGGCCAAAAGTTTGGATTATCGGGAATACTATGGGTCTCACTAAAGAGTCTTACGAGACTCTAATGCAAATAATTCAGACTCAAACTACTGTTAAAATAGATTTTGATTATGGATTTTGTAGGTTCAGAGGTCCGACACCACACAGGACTTTAGGTAATAAAGAATGTGATTGCTTGATTAATCCTGAGACAGCTACTCTTAGGAATATTTACAGTTACATAAAAAAATATACCTCTAAAATTTTCTACATGTCGGAAGGCCAAAGAAAAATACATGAGGTGTCTTTGGATATACCTGCCGAAAAAACTAAAGTGCTATCTTCCTGTTTTACTAAAGATTCTTTTGCGAAAATGAAAGAATATCGAAGTAATCAGAAATCAGATAAGTATGCTATTATTGACGGGCATCCGGGGTGGCACCAACAGGCAAAAGGGGTAAGTAAGTCAGTAAATTATGCTATTACCAAAAATTTACCTTATGAGGTATTTTCAACTGAGACTCATGATGAGATGCTTCAAAAATTAAGTGGCTATAAAGGTTTAATTTTTTTACCAATTATAGAAGACACATGTCCTAGGATTACAATTGAAGCAAAACTGATGGGTCTTGAAGTTATAACTAATGAAAACTCCCAGCACACGTTGGAAGACTGGTGGAATAAACCATTAGATGAAATCGAAAACTATTTAAAAGAAAGGCCCGAGATATTACATCAGGAACTTATAAATTTGAGTTAATAGCTAGAATTCACGGTGATTGCCTGTATAATCTAAAAAGGTTAGTTTCTAGCGTATTAGTTCAAAGCTACCAGAACTTTAGAATTCATCTAGCTATTGATAAAACCTCACCTGAGGTTATTTCTTTA